AAGTCCATATCGGGCGGCTGGCTGGTCTCGCAGATGTAAAGGCTATGGGAATGACAAACGCCAAGCTGACAGCGGCTATGCTGAAAGCTACCAAGAAGCCACACGATGATGAACGCAAGTATGTGTACCCGGAAAAACTCAAGCGTGAGTACATACCACAGGAGGTTTTCGATTTCTTCGACAAAATGTACGACCCCGAGATTTCCGACAAAGACCTTTTCAGTGGAAAGCTGGAATTTCAAATCGGTGAGTGTCCGGGAGTTGTTGGGTACGGTGGTATTCATGCCGCTATCCCTCACTATTTCTTCGAGGAACACGACAACCGGGTTATCAAAAATAAGGACGTGGCGAGTTACTATCCGCACCTTATGACATTGTGTGGGTACACTTCCCGGAACATTCCGTCAGCAGAGGTATTCGAGAATGTGCTGGAAACTCGTATGCAAGCGAAAGCGAGCGGCGATAAGGCTACAGCAAATGCCCTCAAGTTGGTTGTGAATACGACCTACGGTGCTTTGCTGAATAAGTACAACGACCTGTTCGACCCTCTCATGGGGCGGTCAGTATGTATCACAGGACAGTTATTCCTTATGGAGCTGGCACAACACTTATACGCTGATATTCCGGGGCTGAAAATAGTACAGCTCAATACAGACGGTATCATGGTCGAGTGCGATAAGACAGACCTCGACAAACTGAATGAGATTTGCGATGAATGGCAAGCTCGGACAGGCTTTGAACTTGAGGAGGATTCCGTAGTCAAAATAGCACAGAAAGACGTGAATAACTACGTTGAGGTACAGCCCGGCGGCAAGTCTAAAGCAAAAGGCGGTTATCTCGTGAAGGGTATCTCCACGGTCGGGGCGTTCAATATCAACAATTCGTGCTGTATCGTGGCTACTGCTCTGAAAGAGTATTTCGTAAACGGTACTCCTGTAGAGGAGACCATAAATGGGTGTGACGATATATTCCAGTTTCAAATTGTTGCGAAAGCTGGTGCGAAATATCGTGAAGCCTACCATATTGTCGGTGATGTGAAAGAACCTGTACAGAAAGTAAACCGGGTCTATGCTACCGCAGACGAGCGGTACGGAAAGCTGTTCAAGGTGAAAGCCGAGGACGATTCCACAGCAAAAATCGAAATGCTCCCGGAACACTGTATCATCGACAATGACAATCAGTTGAGCATTTCCGATGTGGATAAGACCTTCTACATCGAAATGGCTAAAAAACGTGTAAACGATTTTATGGGTATCAAGCCCGAACGCAAACGCAAAGGTAAGAGTAAAGCTCCCGACCTGTCTAAATACACCCCGGAGGAGGTGGAACGTCTGAAAGAGCTGGAAGAACAGCTTATGAAAGACGATTTCCCCGATTTTGCGGCTCGTACATGGGCGGCAAGCGAGTATGACGCTCTACTTAAAAAGTCAAAAACAAGGAGGACTAAGAAAATGGCAACAACCACCAAAAACGAGAATGTGTATCAGAAGCTCATTAAAGCGAGGGAACAGTTCCTCAACTCCGATGTACAGAAGACAGGAAAGAATATGCACCTGTCATTCAAATACTTCGAGCTGGACGATATTGTTCCTACTGCAATCCGTATCTTCGCTACCAACGGTCTGATTCCTATTGTGAATTTCACCGCTGACACAGCGACCATGACGATTGTGAACACCGACAACCCGGAGGACACCGTTACCTTCTCCGCTCCGTTCAATCAGATTTCCCCTATCGTCAGCAACGCCGGAAAACAGGCTACTAATGAAATGCAAGCTCTCGGTTCGTCCATTACTTATATGAGACGTTACCTGTATATGATGGTGCTGGATATTTGCGAGAGCGATTCTATTGACGCTAATCTCGGTGCTGGCGGCAACGAAGCTCCTTCCGTTCCGGCAGAGAAGAAAGCCCCGGCTACTCCCGAACAGCGTAGCGAGGTAAAGCAGAATCTCACAGCTCCCGAGGACAACGCTACTGCTTTACAGATTAAAGGTCTGAAAGCGGTTCTCAAGAAGCTCAAGGACGCTGACCCGGGCAAGGAAGAAATGATTGCTAAGATTGCAGTCGAGACCGAGGGATTCACCAAGATTTCTAAGTCTGATTGTGAGACCCTTATCAACCGTATCTCTGAAATGCTGGAAGGAGGTAAGCAGTAATGGCAGACATTAAGTGGATTGAGGGAAATCGTATTCAGATTAACCCTCCGAAGCGTACCAAGAAAATCACTGGTACTCGATTTGCTACCATTCTCGGTCTGAATCCGTGGTCTACCGCATTTGAAATGTGGTGTGCTATCACTAAGACCTTCGAGCTTCCGTTCGAGGACACTATCTACACGATAGCTGGTAAGACAATCGAGCCGAAACAGGCTGATTATATGAAGAAGTCCTATGGTATGGATTTGATTACTCCTACCGACCGCTACGGTGCGGACTACTTCAACAAGACATGGGGTGACTTCTTCCCGGATAGTAAGCACCTCGGCGGTATGTGGGATTACCTCGGTGTGAATGAGGACGGTGTGGTTGATACCGTACTGGAAATGAAGACCACTAAGCGTATCGAGGATTGGCAGAATGACGCTCCCGAGTATTACGCATTACAGGCGGCTCTCTACGCTTACCTGTTGGGCGTGGACGATGTGATTATGGTCGCTTCCTTCCTTGAGGAAAAGGACTATGCAGACCCGACAAAGTATGTGCCGAACATCAAGAACACCATTACGGTTGAGTTCAAGGTGTCCGAGCGTTACCCGGATTTTGCAGACAAGGTGGCACAGGTGGAGAAATGGTGGGCTGACTATGTAGACACTGGTATTTCCCCGGAATATGACGAGAAGAAGGACGCTGAAATCCTCGCCGCTCTCCGCACAAACACTCTCGCTCCCAAGACCGACATTGACGCTCTGATTAAAGAAGCCGAAGGTCTCAAGAAGGAGCTGGACGAGGTAGCCGCTTCCACCGCTGGCAAGGAGAAGCGTCTCAAGACCATCAATGACATTATCAAGGAACACGCTATGTCACAGTTCCGTGAAGGTGATAAGAAGGTCGAGGTCAAGGGTGCTACCTACACATGGACGGTATCTCGCTCCGAGACCACAGGTATTGACAAGGACGCTCTGAAAGCAGACGGACTTCTCGACAAATACAGCAAAAAATCTGAAACCTACCGCATGACGGTTAAATAAGGAGGGCAATTATCATGGCAAAGAGCAGAACAAAGGAACTGACCGAACAGGTCGCAGAGCTTCATAAGAAGCAGATTGAGGAAATGAAGAACCTTGAGGAGCAGAGGGAACAGGCTCTCAATGAGGAGAAGCACGATGAAACCGCAGAGGACACCTACAATCTCTATCAGAGCTATATCAAGGCTGGTTTCACCGAGGAACAGGCGTGGGAAATTGTCACTATCATTCTCACGAACGCTACCAAGAAAACATTATTTTAAGGAGGAGAAAAACAATGGCAAGAATCCCTATGACAAGCGGTTTTATGGTAATCCCGGAGGGGGAATACGTTTTCCGCATTTATGACGCAACCTATGACGAGGAGTTCGGTAAAATCATCGTCAAGCTGGTGACAGCACAGGGGGCAACTCATACCGAGAGATTTTCTATCAAAGACCAAAACGATGAATTTGACGAAAAGGCTCTCAACGCTTTCTCGTACTTCGCTAAGACTGCGATGAATGACTACTCTCTCGAAGACGTAGACCCGGAGGAGCTTATCGACCACTATATTCGTGCAGAGGTCGTTCATACGAAACTTCCTTCCACCAAAGACCCGAGCAAGACTGTTACATTCGCAAATCTCGGTGACAAGTCTCCGGCAGACGGTTTCGATACCGAAGCTACTTCTCGTGCCTTGACGCTGGGGCGTGAAAACAGCGGCAAAGCTCCGGCGGCTACAGCTCCGAAGCAGAGTACCCCGGCGGCAGAATCTAAGAAGGGCTTAGACCTCGACAGTCTGTTGGGTTAAATATCACAGGGAGAGGGGCAACCCTCCTCTCCCTACATATTTGGAGGTGCAATAATGACTGACAATGTGAACCACCCGGCACATTACGAAACAGGGAACTTCGAGTGCATTGATGTGATGATTGAGACACAGGGCGTAGAAGCTGTAAAGAATTTCTGTCAGTGCAACGCTTTCAAATACCTGTACCGGGCAAAACGCAAGAATGGTCTTGAGGATATGAAAAAGGCTATTTGGTATCTCAATAAATATGTGGAGCTGTCGGAAAACTCATGTGATAAGTGCTTTGGTGCAAGCATGGGTGATTGTGAAGACTGCCCCATTAAGGAGGGAAACACGAACAATGACAATAAATGAGTATCAGACCGAAGCTCTTAAAACCGCAAGCGGAATGAATCACGACAGCGAGGACGATATGCTCCTCAATGGCGTTCTCGGTCTCACAGGAGAAGCCGGGGAATGTGCCGATATGGTGAAGAAATACCGCTTTCAAGGTCACGAGCTGGATAAGGAACACATGGCAAAAGAGCTGGGCGATGTGTCGTGGTATATCGCACTTGCCGCCCATGCTATCGGGTACACACTTGAAGATATTTTCAAAATGAACATCGAAAAGCTCCGCAAGAGATACCCGGACGGTGTATTTGATGTGGAACATTCGCTCCACAGACAGGAGGGTGATGTATGACAACAGACGATAGAATTAAATTATTTGATGATTTTATGGGGGATTTTGTAAAGCGTGAGTGCCGCAACGAGCTTATCAAGCGTGGATTCTTCACAGCCCCGGCGAGTACCAAGTATCACGGAAGCTATGAGGGTGGATTGTTCGACCACAGCTACGAGGTGGCAAAAACACTGGTGGAGCTGACAGAGGTAAACTTCTTGAAATGGAATGACAGACGCTCTCCGTACATCGTGGGTATGTTCCACGACCTCTGTAAGATTGACAGCTATCTCTATAACTGCGAGACAGGGGCGTATGAATACAACACCAACACCCTTCTTAAAGGACACGGTGATAAATCGGTCATGCTTC